GTTTACGATACACTGGAAGGAAGTAGTCCTTATCTTGTTTCTAGCTGGGTAGACGGTTCTACTACCTCAGAAGGAAATGGATATAGAAGTAATCCTTATCCAGCCGGAGAGGAAAGAGAACAGTTCAATAGAATATTTAAGCATTTCACTGACGGTATAGAATGGACGGAAGATGGTATTCCGTCTATGAAAAAAGACTATGTACATGTAACAGAGGTAGAAGAACAAGCGGCTCAAAAAGCACTTAACACCATCAAAGACAAGCTAGATGAAATGTTTGCGGCGATGCATCAAGGCAAGGCAAGTAAAGACGGCCTTTGGTGGTATGAATACACAGCTACAAAACGTGGTAACTTAATGCAACCAAAAGACATTAACGCCCACGATGACAAGTTCGGAAAGAGTGGAGCGGTGGGTTACACAGAAGCTTTGCTTCCAGATGATATTTTATATTATAAATTAAAAAGCGTAACAAACGATGTTGACGCAAATAAAACATATTTAAAGGAGAAAGAAGATGTCGGAGAAATTGAACCGGGAGACCTCCTTGACACGGCTGGGCTTGAAGGCGAAGCAACATTGGGAGAAGTGGAGGCCGAAGATGGTGAAGGAGTTGAAACAGGGGCAGGTGTACCACGCCGCCCTGTTAAACGCACAGGAGAAGAGTCTAACAGTCCTAGTGAATTTGGCGAGAGCGGGTCTTCAAGTGCCTTTGGCGATGGAGTTAGTGCTTCCGATGTGGATACTGCTACCGCCGGAGTCGGAGGTAATGAACTTATCGCCGGACAGGATGCCGTTCTTGGAGGGGGAAACTACCGAATTACAGAATCCGATAGAGTCGGTCAGGGTACCATCAACGAAAAGTTTTCCCAAAACATTTCCGCAGTCAGAACGTTAAAGCAGATAGAGGAAGAGGGTAGACATGCAACAAGAGAAGAACAGGCTATCCTTGTTAAATACGTTGGTTGGGGTGGAATGTCAAATGCTTTTGATGAATTTGCAGATGAAGGCTGGTTGGATAAATTTGAAATACTCAAGCAAACACTTAATGATGAAGAATTTTCAGCCGCTAGAAAATCAACGCTGAGTGCATTTTATACAAGCCCTGAGATAGTGGGTAAGATGTATGATGCCTTACAGAAGTTTGGTTTTACAGGCGGGCGTATATTAGAGCCAGCCATTGGAACCGGAAACTTCTTTGGTATGCTTCCAGAAACATTACAACACTCTCAATTATCCGGTGTTGAAATGGATAGTCTTTCCGCAAGGATAAGCAAGCAGTTATATCAAAAGTCTTCTGTATTTCATTCACCTTATGAAAAGTCTATACTCCCAAGGAACTTTTACGATATAGCAATATCGAATGTGCCTTTTGAAGATGTAATACCATTCGATAGGGATTTCAATAAAAAGAGGTTCAAGCTCCATGATTATTATTTCAATAAGTCATTAGAGGTTGTTAGACCCGGTGGTATTATTGCATTTATTACAAGTGCTGGTACCATGGATAAGATAAACACGGAAGCAAGGAAAGAGCTTGCAAAGAAAGCCGATTTCATTGGAGCTATAAGACTCCCTGACACAGCGTTTAAAGATGCAGGTACTAAGGTAACGGCGGATGTTATTTTCCTCAGACGTAAAGGCGGTACTGGCAAAGAACTTCCATCACAGAAATGGCTTAACACAGTAAGCTATGAACAAAAGCAACCGGAAAAGACTGAGACATTTGAGATAAACGAATACTTTGCAGAAAATCCCGACATGATGTTAGGACAACTAGCACCAACTGGCAGATGGGAGGGCGGTCAGAATCTTATGTCAGATGGCAGAAACATAGATGAAGCATTAACAACGGCCATTGATAAACTTCCTTCTGATATATATAAAGAATTAGAAAACGTAGTAGAGGTAGATATTGCAGACCTCATACCCGACGAAGGTATATTTTCAGACGGCGATTACTTTGAGAAAGGCGGAGAGCTATTTACATATATTGCAGGCGAAGCGGCTGTTAAATATGAAGAAAAAACTCCACACCAAAAACGAAAAGGCAGGGTGATAAGGGAATATATTAAAGTAAGAGCAGCAAGACGGGCAATGCTTAAGGCTCAGGCGAAAGAAGAATCAGAGGAAATACAAAAGCCATTAACGGCTAAGTTAAATATAACATACGATGCGTTTGTTAAGAAGTTTGGATTTCTTAATCAACCAGAAAACTTAAGGGCATTTATTACCGACCCGGAAGCACCTAGAATTCTTGCACTGGAAAACTGGAACGATGAAACCGGAGACGCTACAAAGTCTGATATATTCTCTAAGAAGTTTATAGAAAACCTTAAACCTATAACGTCAGTAGCAAGGCCGCAAGATGCCATACCACACAGCCTGAACGCATTAGGAAGGATAGACATACCTTTCATTGCAAATCTATCCGGCAAGACAGAGGTAGAGGTTATTAAAGAGCTTGAAGGCGAGATATGGAATGACCCGGAAACAGGCTGGGTAACTTCTGACGAATATCTCAGTGGTAATATAAAACAAAAAATTACGTTGGCTGAACAGGCTGGAAAGACAGACCCTATATATACAAAAAATATCAAGGCTCTTACACCGCTTATCCCAAAAGACCTTCCGCCTTCACAGATCAGGGCTAATCTTGGTGCGCCTTGGATTGAACCACAAGACGTACAATCGTTTATAAGATTCTTAGTGCCTAATGCTAGAAGTATTCATGTTGACTATGTTCCAGAACTCGGCTTATGGAGGCTTACTTCCAGAAACCGGAGTAGTGAGGCAGAGGCTAAGAGACAGTATAAAGATGCTAAGGAATCAGTTGCGGCAACTGCTACATGGGGTACCAGTAGAAAAAACTTCTTTGACTTACTTGAAAAATACATTTTAAACGGTAGCTCACAAGGGTTGACGGTATTTGATAAAGTACCCGGAACTGATAATAAGATACTTAACACAAAGGAAACCGAAGCGGCTCAGGCAAAGTTAGAGGCTATTAAGGAAAGATTTTCAAAGTGGTTATGGGAGGATGACGCAAGACTTGAAAAATATGTTCGTAAATACAATGACGTATACAATGCGACAGTAGAGCGCAAATTTGATGGTAGTCATCTTACTTTTCCCGGCAAGGTACCAAATGATATTATAACTCTAACACCACATCAAAAAAATGCTGTATGGAGAGCTATAAGCACGGGCTTTAATACTTACTTTGCACATGAAGTCGGTACAGGTAAAACATTTGCAATGGCCGCAACTATCATGGAAGCTAAAAGACTTGGACTGAAAAAGAAACCGCTACTTCTTGGTGTTAAAGCTAATGTTGACGCATTAGCGGAAGACTTCGCAAGGCTGTATCCGACCGCAAGAATTCTAAGAATGGATATAAGCGGTAACGCTTTAAAAAGAAAAATCCAACTTAATAGAATAGCTAATAATGAATGGGATGCGGTTATCATAACCCATGACAGCTTCAAGAATATACAACTAAGTGCAGAAGGTCAGGCCGAAGCAATGGAAGAAGAAATCGGCAACTTAAGGCTTTCTCTCAGTCTTGCTCAAGAGGCCGGAGCAGCAAGATTTACTGTTAAAGCAATTGAAAAAAGAATTTCAGCATTAAACGCCGAACTTGAAAAAAGAATCGCCGAACTCGCTGAATCAAAAATTGACCTTGACTTTGAAGAACTCGGAGTGGATTTAATTGTTGTTGATGAAGCCCATATATTTAAGAACATACCTTATGCCACAAAACTTGATGGTATAGTTGGTGTAAGCGGCGATGGTTCCGGTAAGGCATTTGACTTACATATGAAAACACGCTGGATAAATGAGAAATACGGCGGCGGTATTATACTTGCAAGCGGTACACCTATTACCAATAGTGTTTCTGAAATATATAACATAGGAAGGTATCTCAACCCTCAGACATTAAGAGATAAAGGCATACATACCTTTGACGCATGGGCGGCGGCCTTTGGAAATATCACACAAACGGCAGAGTTCGCACCGGAAGGCGGCGGATACAGAATGGTCAGGAAGTTTAAGGAGTTCTTTAATATTCCAGAACTCAGGGCTATTGTCCGGGAAGTCGTTGACGTAATATCTGCTAAAGACCTTAATCTTAAGATACCTGAAATACTTACTGGAAAACCTATACCAGTGGTGATCCCACAAAATCCAATGGTAGAGGCACTTAGTCAGGAAATGATAATCCGTGCGAAGGCTATTCGTGGTGGAGGAATACAGGAACAGCCAAGACATCCAGATAAAACCGATATAATGTTTTCTATTATAAGTGATGGCCGTAACGGTGCTATTGATATGAGATTAGTAGACCCATCTCTACCGGATCATGCAGATACAAAAGCTAATTATGCAGTAAGGAATATATTCCAGTCATGGAAAGCCTCAGAGAATATGAAAGCTACCCAGCTTGTATTTGCTGATAGAGGCGTGCCGGGTAAAGGTAAACATAAAAAGCCATTCGATGTCTATAATGACATAAAAAGAAAACTTATTCAAATGGGTATTCCTGAAAAACAAATTGCCTTTCCGAGAGATTATAAAGGTAATAAGTTAAAGAAGAAAAAATTGTTTAATCAAGTGAACGCCGGAGATGTAAGAATAATTATCGGCTCTACGGCTGACATGGGTATGGGTGTTAATATTCAAGAGCGTGGTATATCTATCCATAATCTCGATACTGAATGGACATTTGAAAAACTTGAACAACGCCGAGGCCGCTTTGTAAGACAAGGCAATATATTATATGATAAAGGCTTACCAGTATCTATATTCAACTACATGACTGAGGGCACAGTCGATGCCTTTATGTGGGATAAAGTAGCTAATAAGAAGATTACTACCGAAGTAGTATTAACTGGTAATACTGAACAACGTGAGGTTGAAGATGTTAGTCAGGAAAGCGTTTCAGCACAAGAGATGATGGCGTTTGCCAGTGGAGACCCAAGGTTCCTGCATAAAATAGAACTAGAAGCCGATGTACGTAAACTCAATGCTGTAAGAGGTAACTGGGTAGATGAACAGTACAGGCTTAAGAGAGAACTAGGGGGTATACCGGGAACTATACTGGCAATGCAAACAAGTATTAAATCCAAAGGTCTAGCTACTAAGTTCTTCGAAACCATTAACGCTGTTAAGATCGGCGATGTACTTTATGACCTTAAACGTCATTCTAAAGAACTTGGCGAAAGAATGGCAGAGGTATTAAGTCCTAAGAATGTTAAAAAGGTTCATAAGAGTGAGAATAAAATCCCTATTGCTACATTCGGGCAAGCTATTACCGAGGAAGTAGTTACAGAGGAAGAAGTAACTACGGTTAAAACCGTTAAGGGTGAAGAGGTAAAGGCAAAGGAAAAGAAGAAAAAAGTTAATAAGGTATTACGTTGGCAGGGTAATGATGTGTCTGTTTATGTAAGAAGCCCGTTTATACTTGGAGAAGAACGCCCTACCGGAATCGAAGCTTTAAAGATCGGCACTAAAACTAAATACGGAGAGTGGGAACTAACTGCTTCCGGTGGACTAGCAAGATTACTGGCTAATACTAAAATTGCTATTGAAAATGAAATAAAAAATCAACAAGAAATTATAGACAAAAAGGAAAAAGAACGTGACGACATCAATAAGGAAATCGCCAAGCCATTCGAGCAAGAGGAAGAACACACAGCGAAGACTGCGGAACTAACGGCACTTACTCAGGAATTAGGTGTAATTCTTCAACAACAACAAGAAGAACAAGGCAAGATAGACCCGGACTTAGAACGGTTTAAGACTGGTAATGCAGTTGATATAACAGGAGTAAAAGATACACAGCTTGATAAGGCAGATGAACAGCGAGAGGAAGATTTAAAATTGTCGGTTGATGATAAGAATACTATTGTCAGCAATGAAAAACAATGGTGGAATAAGAACGAGGAATTAGGCAAGGCGATAGTAGACAATGACATGGTTAAGAAGGCCAGCCTTGAAGCTGATTTAGAAAAGATCAATAAAAGGCTTTCTATATCCAAGAAAGTCAAGAGAGGCGAAGTAATCGGAGAGCACTCAGTCAGTGGAATAGTCGGAGAGGTATATAATGATTTATTCACCGAAGCCGAAAATATATTAGGCATGGGGAAGGTATCAATAGAATTAGTACCAAGGGCTGAGATAGCCGCCCTACCGGGGATAGAAAAGATTGCAAAGGAAAAAGGGGTAGATATAGCTCTGTACAGAGAAAAGGCAAATATTAAAGGTGCCTATCAAGGGATTACGGTTAATGGTGTTGCTACCAGAGGTATTATTAAGTTGGCAAGTGATGGCGTAACAAGCCTTGAAGGCATGGAAGGAACAGTAAGACATGAAATCTTCCATGGTGTTTTTAGAAGACTACTCAATACTAAAGATAAAAATATAATTCTTAGGAAATATGGCAATGAAGAAAAAGCGGCAGATGCGTTTGCTGATTATATAGAATCAAAAGGCAAATTATTACCTGTATCTATCAAAGGGATATTCGGAAGATTACAAGAGTTCTTCCAAAGACTTAATAATCTATTACAAGGTTATGGTTTTAAATCTGGCGGGGATATATTCGCAAAAGCCGCCGGAGGTAAACTCATAGATCAGGCCAGACACACCAAAGATAATATTGCTTTTTCAATAGAGGAAGGCGTTGCAGAGGAAGACCTTATCAGTGAAAATGACAGAGCACGTCAAAGGCTTAACTCTTTAATAAAGAAGTCTTCTATTGTAAACAGACAGGCAGAACAAGGCTTAACACACGTAGTAACTCAAAACCCTGCCAATGTTATGTTGAATAAAGATCGCAATGCCTTGGTAAAAGAAATATATTCCGGTGTTAGAAACACAGATATTAAATGGCATGAACGCATGTTCGGCCTTCCTTGGTTCCTTGCTAAGAAATTCAAGGAATGGGATACCGCCCTTGGTATTGAACTTAAAAGAGAGGAAGACCGTAGTCTTTTAATAAATGAATTCAATAAGAAGCAAGGTAAGATAGAGAAAGGAGAAAAAGATCACCATGAAATTATGGCTCTTAAAGCCAATGACGAAGATGGAGTGTTGTTGGCTGTTTACGAAGGTGATGCAAGAGGCGAGCAATTCAGCGATGAAACATTACGTAAAGGACTCCGGCTTGAAATGTTGGGGCAATTGGATAAAAAACATAGTAATAAAGTGGTCAGGCTTAATGATAAACAGATAGCGGCTTATAAAGCCTTCCAGACCTCTACGGGCAAGATGAAAGAACGTGTATTAGAAGCAATAGATAAGCTTACATATCTTCCATATTCACATGAACCTTGGGTTGAAAAACTTAAAGCTACTGTTAAACGCCATGAAATGCACCGTGCTAGACAAAAAAAAGTTGAAACCGAACAAGGCAAGAGGACAGATTATTCAGAATTAAGCGAGAAGGAAATCCCTGAACGTATGAAGGCAGAAGATAAACAAAAATTTGTTGATGCCTTCAATAAAATACTTCCTAAACAAATAAAGATATCTACTCTCCGCCGTACAATGGGAGAGGTAGTCGGATATGCTCCAAGAGTAAGACAAGGTAAGTATGTAGTAACTACTTATGATAGAGATGGAAATACTTTATGGAGTGAGAGAAGCGAAAAAGAGAAAGATACAAAGGGGTTTATAGATTCTCAGATTAACCGTCAACAAGCTCTTGGGTTTAAATACGGTGAAGAATTTACAGTACGTAAAGAGATCAGGGATAAATCTTCTGAATTTATATTCGATCAAATTCAAGCAGCATCCGTGGAACGGTTTATAAATAAAGCACTTAATCAGGCTAAGACAAAAGAAAAAATCAGTGAGGCCGATATAAACGCTGTTACAGAGGAAATGATTATCGCACTTACAAATGAATTTAAAGGGCGTGGGTTTGCTTCGAGAATGATGAAGCGGGCTAAAGGGTTCCCTATCGGTGGATATGATATAAGTAATATAAAAAGAAGGTTTGCTGAGTATATAAGTGGAGCCAGTGGATATATTACAAAACAGGTTGCGGCTTTTGAATATGCGAGTTTATTGTCCAGTATTGATATCAACGCCAAGCCAGACCTGTATGAAGATATTGCTAAATATAGCGGTGATTTACTACGTAACACCACAAGACTTGACAGGATAAGCGGTAGAGTGCGAACTGCCGCATTTGTCTGGTATCTTGCAGGGCAGTTAAAAAGCCCGGTTGTAAACTTTACTCAAAACTGGATACTCGGCATACCTCTCTTAGAAAAGGCCATGGGTAGACCAGCAAAAGGTCTTTACCACAAGGCTATGTTCGATGTAGCTAGAAGGAAATACACAGATAAAGAGAGAAAGTTTATAAATGAGATGGCTGATAGAGGAATTACCGGAGATCAGCTTACAAAGGAAATTACCGGACAAACACAGGCGGAGGCTGGTAAGCATCTTTCAAGTGTTATTACTATACTTGCAACACCATTCAGTTTATCTGAAATATATAATAGAAAAGTAAGTGGTCTGGCAAGATTTAGAGCCGCAATAGCCGCCGGAGACAATTACCAAGATGCTTTTGATAAATCAAGGAAATTTATCTTTGACGTTCATTTCCTCTACGGGAAACTTAACGCTCCAAGTGGGGCAAGAGGCGGTACTCCCGGAGCGGCTATACTCAGAACATCATTGACGTTTAGAAATTATACATTTAATTTCTTACACGCTATGAAAAATATGTTAAGTGAGAGGGATTTCGCAACTGTCGCAAAATCTATGACGTATATGGCGTTACTTGGTGGTGTGAGTGCCCTGCCGTTCCTTGATGGGTTCCTTGACATGCTGGAACGTATCACTGGGATTTCATGGAGGAAAAATGTCAAAGAAGAACTTGAAAATGTTGGTGGCGAAGTACTAGCCAATGTAGGAATACAGGGCTTACCTGCTCTTGTGGGAGTTGATATCGGCGGAAGTCTTAGAATACACTTCCCGGATATTACAAACCCCGGCAAGCTAATAGAAGAATCTGTCTTCGGTGTGTATGAAGGACTAGCAATGAAAGCTGTTAATTCAATTAAGGCCGCAAGTACTGGACAAATTACCAGAGCCTTTGAAATAGCATCTCCGACATTCATTGAGAGACCGCTTAAAGCTCTCAGACAAATGGATGATGGCTTGACCACTGTAAGGGGTAAGGTTATTAAAGACCCTACTGGGAAGCCTATAATGCCAACTACGGCAGAGAATATAGCCACTGGATTAGGCTTCCGTCCCTCAAGGCTTGCGAGGATGTCAGATCATTACAGACAGTTTGGAAATATAAGGAAATTCTACTCTGATTGGAGATCAAATATCTATACAGAATTTAGACTTGCAAAGACTTTTGATGAAAGACAGAAAGTTATACAGGAAGTCATGGAATATAACAGAAAAGCCGGAGAGCAAAGCGGAGCGGTTATTTTAATACAATCAAAACAACTCAGACAGGCTTTAAAACAAAGGCAAGATAAAAGATTTGCCGCTTTTAGTCAATAAGGAGATATATGTCAACTTTAGATTTAAAGAATTTACGCAATCACCATCTCGATAAAGCAGAGAAGGCTATGAACCAAGCAAGAGGTTTGGGTTTAGGAAGTCAGTATTTTGCGACAATATGTGACTTGTCCGCAGCGAAACATATGAAAGAAGCTAAAAAAATAGATAATTTATTACAAAAGGAGATATATAATGCCAACTTATGATTATGAATGTAAGGAGTGTGGTCATACATTTGAAGAATTCCAGTCTATAGTGAAAGCTAAGCTAAAGAAGTGCCCTGTATGTGGTAAGAATAAACTTGAAAGACTTATAGGAAGCGGTGGAGGTATTATTTTTAAAGGCGGAGGGTTTTATATAACAGAACATAGAAGCAGGCAGTACATAGCAGATAAGCAATACGATAACAGACAGGCAAAGAAGGCTGAGACCCTTAGTAAGAGGAAACCAAAACCGGAAAATGTAACTAATAGCTAAATAATTAATTCGTATAGTCTATTGCTTCTTGTCTTAAACCTTCTCTTAACCACTTTTTACAGGTTTCACATATATGTGTACCGTCAGTTGCCATGGCTTCATCAAATTTAAATTCAGTATTATTAGGTTCAAAGCGTAGACCAGTTAATTCACAAGGCAGTTTTACTCTCCGACAAATATTACAGGTGTAAATTTTTTCCATTCCCATTAATGATGTTCTCCCATTTTTAAATAATTTTCGCATTGAATACAGAATAACCCCCAAACACTACGGTGTGTTTTATCTCTCGCAAGGCAAAATCTATGGTCTATAAAGTCTTTACCCTCTAACTTCTTACCACATCTACAACATTTCTTTTCCTCTATTCTCTTAGTTTCCCTATTAACTATCCAGCATCTCCGGCAAATGAAGTCTTGTTTTATTGGATCAAGGATATATCTGGTATCGTATTTCTCAAGTTCTCTACCACACTGGCATTTTTTAAAAATGTCTGTCATTTTGATATGTTATTAGTTATTGTTACATGATATTGTCAGGGAGAGGTTTAGGGATCACTCCTTAACTGAAAGTAACTGTCCTTTTACCGACTGGCTATTAAACCTATGGTTCCGGGATACATTACATCACAGAAAACCTCTCCCCATTTAAGAGTATAACATATTTATTTATATAGTCAAATCATTTATTCAAAAAAACTTAAAATAAAATTAATTATTTATTTGACAAGCTCATTGTAATGTTGTATAATCCTCAATATGAACATTGAAAAAGATATTCCGATACCAAAAAATATTCGAGGACGTAAGACTAAGTATCAGTTTCAGGCCATGGAAATAGGTCATTCGTTTTTTACGGCAGGTGATAGCCGGATACAAAGAAGTATCTTGACTTCCGCCAAAAAACATCTGCCTAAAAGGTTTATTACTCAAATGGCAGTAGTTAAACGGAAAAAAGGTTATAGGTGTTGGAGGGTTGAATGACTGAGCCTACTATTGAAATAATGGTAGAGATTGCAGAAGAACTCAATGGTACTTGTAATGACCTTATAAAGGTATTAGAAGAACGAGGTATTGAGTTTAACGACCTTTCAATAGAGCTTCTTAGTAGATTAGATGAAGAAGTTATGGACTGCCAGTTGTGTGGATGGTGGCATGAAAGCCATGAATTAAACGATGACCAAATTTGTAATGAATGTTCGGAGGATGAAGATGAAAAATAAAACTTTTGAATATGGCGGAATGAACTTCTACGCAAAAAAGAATTGTAAGGCTTGTCGTTATACTCCGGGATTTGTCACAAGGTCTTTCCCAAGGAATGATGGCAAGAAAGGCATGTACGTACAAAAAGCACTATGTCACTGCGTCACAGAGGTCAAAGTACCCGATGCAAACGAGAGTGTTGTACCGAAGGTTTCTAAAGACTACGTGCCAGCAATTGCACCGGAAGGTTCGGAGGTTAAGCGTTACGCCAGTCAAGCAGTACCAAATTTATAATTTTATTTTTATAGTAAAAGGAGGAATGTTATGAAAACAGGGTTATTACATGAATTACTTGCAGTAGAGCCTGATTTAAGAAACACCAAAGAGAGAACACGGGATGAAGTAATAAGAGATTTTACAAGTAATCCGACAGCTTTCTTAGGTGCTGTTAAAAATCTTAAGATGTTTGATGAAGATAGAGCGGGGGAGGAACAAGAAGTAAGAGTTGAAGTAGCTAATACGGTTACAGAAAAACTTTTCAAAGTCTCAGAAACATTTACTAGGTACTGGGATTTAAGGCTTCAAAAGGAAACAGCCAACCAAGCCGCCCGTGCGGATGTAATAATAAACGGCAAAAACATCTACACTGACGTCCCTGTTACATTCTTGCTTAATATGGAGGAAGAACTAAGACAGGTAAGAAAGGTTTATTCGGTTATACCCACACTAAAACCCGATGTTACATGGGAGGCGGATGCTAATAAAGGCCGGGGAATATACAAATCAGCATATTTCACGGAAACCTCAAAGACTGAAAAGACTAAACAGCACAAAGTTATTGTTCAGGCAACGGATAAATTCCCCGCACAAGTTGAAACATGGAATGATGATAGGGCAATAGGTAAGTATATTACAAAAAACTGGTCAGGCATGATTAGTGAAGCAGATAAAGCGCAACTAATTTCTAGGATAGATATATTGCTTGCCGCTTTCAAGAAGGCCAGACAACGTGCTAATTGTACAGAATCTAAGCCAATACATATAGGGATGGAAGTTTTTACTTATATCCATTCTAAATTGGCCTAAAAAAAAGAGCTTATAACTAAAACTAATACTTATTGTAATATCCGGGAGTATCGGTGGATACTTAACCGGAAACTAAAACTTAATTTTTTGAAGCTCCAAACTTATCCGATAAGTTCCAAATTTTAGTAGCAGAGTATAGTACGTCAATGCAGGATAGAGGTTCGAATCCTCTCCCCGAAACTATTATCATTACGGTGGTAACAGTTTCGGGGTAGCTTAATGGCAAAGCGGGTAAAACTTAAACAAGATACTATCTACATTGTGAAAAATAGGAACTTAAAACATTGGATATATAGCTCAATGGTAGAGCATCCGAATATTAATCGGAAGGTTACGGGTTCGAGTCCCGTTAAATCTCACTAATAAGGAGGCGGTGGAAGGTTATCCGCCGCCTCCACTTTTTTAATCTTCGTGTCCGTAGCTTAATGGTAAAGCATTGGTTTGTGGCACCAAGGAACCGGGTTCGACTCCCGGCAGACACTTTATATAACCCATGGGGAAAATGAAATGAAAACTGGATGGATTATCGTAAGAGAAGAAAGCCATGTAGATGATAAGTATTGGATATGTGAGGAAAAAGAAGATGCTTTGAAGATAGCTAGGGATGTATCGGCGTATTGGTTAAAAGAGTACGAACCAGAGAAAGAAGACATAGATATTGAATTATATGGTAATTTGATATTTAACACGTCAACCGAGGACGGTTTTTCCGTACATGTTTCTCCCCAAACCATAAGGAGCACCGGGGAAGTTAATAAAGAAGAATTTGTAGTAGATAAAAATGGATTACACAGAATATGATTTTTTATAACAACCTTTTTTATAGGAGAAAGTAATGTCTGACAAAAAAGTAAGAAGCAAGCATATTGGATACAACGCACAGCGAGAGCAGTGCCGATTAAACAGTTACACGTATATCGAAAAGATAAACGGTGTCCCTGTTTTATTTTGTAATTACCCGTTTTCACAGATAGATCACAAGAAAGGTCTTTGTAAGGCTAGTACTTGTACTGATATGAGAGAAATACCAGCCGATGTAGTTGCGGCGGATAAAGCAACTGAAACAGATAAGACTATCGAAGATTATACACCAAATACGGATGATGTAGAAGGTACATAGACTGCTAATGAGTAAAGGCTATACTACTACACAAGATTTTTATGACAGTCCGGTAATGCTTGGAGCTACCCGGATAAAAACAGAAAGGAAGCCTCCAATGCCAATAAAAGGGCTTACAGATATAAACAGACCACCAAGGCAGGGTATGTTACGGCTCGGTATTAAGAAGAAAACTACGGGCGGTAAAGAATATCCGTCAGAAGTAGATCATTTTATTCTTGACCCGGAAACTCCTGACGAAGTGGAAAAGAAAAGACTTATTGATAAATTCCATGAAGTTTTTGGAGACAAACCTAAGACTATTGCGGTATACTTGCCAACCTCAGACATTGACGAAGTATTTCCTCAGAACTACAAACGATATGGAAGAAATACTTCCTTGAAATGTATAGGAGACGGAGAAACAGCTACTTGTACCGAACAACAATTCACGACAGGGCTTGAGAGTATAGGTTTTGATAACCGTGGATTAACTACGGTTAAATGTAAAGGCCGTGATTGTGTATTTGCCAGCACTAATGAATCTAATAAGACTAGGGAATGTAAGGCAACCGCAACCCTAAGCGTTGATATATGGCCTTTGGGTGGAATAGGTGTCTGGCAGGTTACTACTGGTAGCTTCAATTCAATAGTTAATATCAATAGTTGTATCCGGTCTATTGTTAATAAGTACGGGCGTGCCCATGCTTTACCATTGATACTGGAACGAAGGCCACAGGAAACCACATATAACGGAAAGAAAACAACCCACTACACCTTACATATCAACACCGATAAAAGCATTACTGAGATGGTTCGGCAGTCTCAAATTGCCCCGGAAAGAGTGCTTATAGAAGCTTACGGGAATGAAGTAAAGACTTTACCTGCCCCGGAGGAAATCATGGACGCTGAGACCACTCAGGAGACATACAAGCCAACGTCAAGCCAGCCAGAAGATGTAATTCCTGATATTGATAAAATCAAAACGGAAGTTCAGGACGCTCCGGCGGATAGCCCTGACAAATTAGCGGAGTACGATAAAACCTCACAGAAAATATTAGACACATTTAGCGGCGAGAAAGTAGATGCAACCCCGGAAAAAACAACTGAATCAAAAGAATTCCTAGACGGCCTTAAAAAAGATGCAAAGACCGAACTTGGTTCAGACGGCAATCAAGACCCTAAAATAGTATTCCCTAAATTATTCCCAAAGTTTATGGCTTTTTGTAAGCAACAACTTGAAAAAGTTGGTAAAGGCGATATGTATAAGGATGCCTTTCATCTTTACAGCGTTAAGACTGCGGCTGACCTTGAAAAAGACATAAAGAAACAAGCGGATATGCGTAAGTACTTAGAGGGTTTAGTAGAGGATGAAGTCAAATCATGCGAATAGACGGAGATACAGTTAAGTTTAGGAATGGTAAGGAAGAATACGCTGGCAATGGTATCATCGGCATCTGCCCGGACGGCCATGTTTCGGGTGGTTATGATGATGCGTTTGGTGGAGTAGATAGCGAGGAACTAACTAAAGAAGAACGTCAGGAATTAGCCGGGTACATGATAAATCAATGGACACTTTTTGCAGAAAAGGAGATAAGAGTATGAATATGAACGTGGTAGTATTAGGCGGGAATTTAACCAAAGACCCGGAGTTGAGATATACACCAAACGGTACAGCTATTTGTGAGTTTACTATTGCAAATAGCAAGAAGTACAAGCAAAATGAGGAATGGATTGAGAAGGTTGGATTCTATAACTGTATTTGCTGGGGTAAACGTGGAGAAATTGTTGCTGAACACTTTAAAAAAGGCAAGCCTATACTGGTTAAAGGCGAACTTGAATTCCAGTCATGGGAAAACAAAGAAGGCGAGAAAAGGAGTACGGTAAAAGTCAACGTGCAAGACTTTGACTTTGTTGGTTATAAAGCAGATAGTGGACAGGCACAGGCTCCCGCAAGTCCGCAAGGTGCACAAAGTTCACTTGATATCAATGACGAAGAAATTCCATTTTAAGATTAAATTGGTAAAGGAAAAGCATGGAAAAGAAAAAACTTAGTAAGGAAGAAAGAAAGAGAGTGCTCAAAAAGATAATGGGCAAGACCCTGAAACACCCCTTCGCTGATAGATGTAAGGATAACGGCTATAAAATTTATCGGAGATATATAAGGGAGGAAGCAAGAGGCGTGGGGTGCGGTAAGTTAATGTTGGAATGGGAAAACGAGACCTTTTGGGGATATGTAGTTAAAAAACATATACCTGTATTTAATAAGGTCTATAAAATTCTTAAAGAACACGGGAATATCGGACAAAAGAACGCTTATACATATGGTGATATTGATGTGTCTGTGTGGATTGAAGAATGTAAAGATAAAAAAGTAATAGCTTCAATTCGCCATTGTTCTTGTGCGGACGACAACACGCATCTTTTTATTATAAATGATGCAAGGTATAGTGGATACGGTGATTTTAAGTGTAGGACTGTCTGGCCTAAGCAAAATAAACGGGGAGGGTATAGGGTACAGAAATCAAAAAAATACCCAACTGGTTGGTTGTCTTGGGGAGATGACAGAGATATTAAGGTGCCTTCAATTACTACTTACCGGGAGCGGAACTTTTATTTTAGTTATGGCGATTGCCGGGATAAGGGCTATGTGTTTACGTACACCAACTTTCCAGAAGGAGACCCTAAAGTAGTGAAAGTTGAGATGTATAAAATAGAACATGCTTTATGGACGTTAAGATGTCACTTGGAAATGTTACAGGATTATGAGGCTAATGAATGCCGATAAAAACAAAATGTATTCAGTGCGGCAGAACATATATTAATTATAATGACTTATGCACTGTTTGTAGAAAGGTTGAATCTAATCCTTTTGATATTTTCAACGACATAGATGCTATTGACATCGGGAAAGAACAGGATATAATACACTCTGAACATGCAGAACAAGATGATCGGGATTTTCCTCGGCAGGTACATATGGTTGCATCGAGAGTAAAATCAGGGCTATCAAAATACGCTTTGAGAAAAATGCAGAAACGTACAGATAGGGAAACAATTAAACGATTTAAAAAACAGGAAGGGAGTGCTATAGATGTCACAGGACTTGGATGAACTAGACCCAACATTTACAGATGATTTATATATCAGCCGGATTGCCGTATACACTGCGGTACATTGGTTAAATAACAGACAGCATACCGTGGTATGCCCACCAAACAAAGAGCGGCCAGAGGCAAAAGACCGAGCAGGCTTCACGGATTTTGGAGACCTGCAAGTTGCGCTTGGGAGAGACGGGCTTAGGCATTTGGCTGACTTCAACGCATTAGAAACCGTGGAAGTAAAGCAAAGGTTTACCAGTGAAAAGTATCCAGATAAAAGTATGGACTTTCATTCAGTGGAAGAATTTCCTTGGCCTACTGTGTTGGTAGGCATTAAAAAACATTATGACAAACTAGACCCGGAGCCTATATTTACTATTTGCTTCAACGAAACCTTAACCGGGTGCTTGATTATAAAAAAGGACACAAGGCTATCCGCCCCTTGGACTGTATGGAAAGGCCATGTAAAAAAGAATGGCCGGATACAAACCTGTTATGAAGTTCCTAAACACCTAACTACTTATTATGAGGTAAAATTATGAGGTATGTAATTAGTTTCAGGAAATTCAAAAAGCATTGTAAATATAAAGCAGGGGGGGTATGTTTAAATTTAAACCATGAATTCGATTTCATGGTTAATCCTGTTTCTAAAGCAAAATGCACAGAAAGGTTATGCCCGGTGCTTAAAACTTGTGTAATGCTATGAAAAAACCACCACTCGGAGTAATGCCCCGAAAAATATGGGAGCAAGACAGACAGCTTGATTTATTAGCGGCTATGCAAAGGTATGTAGAAGAAGACGTTAAAATTCCGGCGGACTGGATAGACGAATTAAACGATTTGAACGAAAGGGATAAATGACACAAAGGAAGACCTGTCCTAAATGCAGTCATCAAAGGCGTGGGAGAAACCGCAACGATAAATGCCTTAAGGTCTTTGAGAACGGCAATGAATTTTGTCATCATTGTGGATATGATAGCACTAAAGATGAATCAGAATGGGTTCCATCTTCTGAGTATAAGTCTTATAAAAAACCGGATCAAAACCTGCCGCTAGTAACATCTGGCGAATTCAGGAGTTTCTTTAGTGAACGTGAGATAGGCAATGAAGTCCTGAAAAGAAACAGGGTTAGCTGGAACGGAAAGGAGATTATGTTTCCTTACTTCTATAACGGAGAAATATTTAATATAAAATACCGTTCGCTGGATAAAAAGTTTAGACAGGAAACCGGGGCACTAAAAGGATTTTTTGGATTAGACGATATTATCGGGCAAAAGAATATATATATAGTAGAGGGAGAACTTGATAAACTAGCGTGTGAAGAGGCTGGATTTCTTAATGTAAGCAGTGTGCCAGATGGTGCGCCTTCTATAAATGCTAAGGATTTTCATACTAAGTTTGAGTTTATAGATAATTGGATAGAGATATTCGATGACGCTGAGAAGATTATTATAGCCGTTGATAATGATGAACCCGGACATAAACTAGAAACAGAATTAATACGAAGATTTGACCCTGAGAAATGCTGGGTTGTTAGGTGGCCAGAAGGATGTAAAGACGCAAACGCTGTTCTTATAGAACATGGCATATTAACATTAATGGGTTGTCTTGATGATATAAAGCGAGTACCTATAAAAGGTATATTCCAAGTCAGTGATTTTGATGCTGAATACGATGATTTATATGAAAACGGTCTGCAAGGCGGAGTACTTACAGGGTGGGGCGAACTCGACAGGCTTTACACAGTAAAACCCGGAGACTTATGTATTGTTACAGGAAGGCCGGGACACGGTAAGAGTTCTTTTCTCAGCGCATTACTGGTAAATCTTGCCAATATACATGGATGGAGGGTTGGGGTCTTCTCGCCGGAAAATAACCCACCGCAAAGATATATTGCAATGCTTGCTCAATTAAAAATAGGCAAACCTTTCAGGGATGGGTTCCTTCAAAAAATGACAAAGGCTGAATCTATTGAAGCTAGAAAATGGGCTAATGAACATTTTTATATTCTAAATCCAGATCATAAAAATAGAACGGTTCCTGAATTACTATCCATGTCGGCATCTTTGGTTAAAATGTACGGTATTAGCGGAATGGTATTTGACCCGTGGAACCATATATCACAAATAAGAAGGCCGGGACAAACAGAAACAGAATACGTGGCTGAATGTCTTGAGCAGTTTTTGGGATTTGCAAAAAAATATATAGTTAAAGTGTGGATTGTAGCACATCCCAACAAACCATTAAAAGAACCCGGTGGTAAATGGCCTGTCCCAAGTGCTTATGATATAAGCGGGAGTGCTCATTGGTTTAATATGGCCGATGATATTGTTACGGTATGGCGAGACCCTCTGGAAAAAACTGCTCCTACACAAGTACATATACAAAAGATCAGGTTTGCAGAGGTAGGGACAGTAGGACAATGCGATTTCCGCCATGAAGTTGCGACGGGTAGATTTATCCCCACACTAAATACGTTAGATGTAACAGCAATACAAGAAAAACCAACAAAAACAGGCAAGGATGACATAAATCATTTTGCTAATAATTACTCAGGTCAGAAGGGATTTGAAATATGAAGCATCATTTAGCGATAAAGAATAAAAACAAATTTAATGCCGTAGCTACAATAGTAGACGGTTGGCGTTTTGACAGTAAAAAAGAAGCCGCTCATTACTGCCAAAACAAACTTTTAATACAGAAAGGAGAAATGCTTTGTCAGCTAAGACAGACACCTTTTCATCTTCCGGGGCATGTAATATATAGACTAGATTTTATGGAGTTTATGGCGGATGGAACAGTATTATTCGTAGATGTCAAAGGGCGGGATACTGCAATGAGTAAGCTGAAAAGAAAACAGGTAGAAGAATTGTATCCTATTACAATAACCTTAGCATAGGAGAGATAAAATGAAATTTGAACAATGGTTAAAGATAAATTGTTTTCAGGAACCAACACCGGAGGCGATAGAGTTGGCTAGGAGTGCATGGATCACCGCTAAGCGAGATGATTACGTAACAGAAATGGAAGAATACGTCAAATTGACCGAGGCCAGCTATCAGAGTAAGCGTGCGAAATTAAAGAAACAGATAACTCACTTTATAGGCAAGTTTATGATTGTGAAGACCGAGAATAACAGGTTACGGACGTTGGTGAAAAACGCAAAAAAAAGTATAGATACACTACAACGTGAAAATATGAGATTGCAAGCATTAGTTAACGATAAAGACTATATAGTTGAGAAGCAACTCAGACAGGAATATAAAGACTCTTCCTTAGCAAAGGAACCTATTAAGTGCTGAGCAAGATAAAAGAACCAAGGCCGAAGACGCTGGATATGGAAATAGCCATTGCAAGTTATTTCGGAATCAGACAAAATACAATAGTGCCAAATCTATTTTGGGGTATGTTCGACTACGAATTAGACCTGTGTATATTAACTAAGGCCGGGTATGCGACTGAGGTTGAGATCAAAGCCACAAGGACTGACCTAATAAAAGACAAGGAAAAACTACACGGTCACCACAATGAAATGATTAAATATCTGTATTTTGCCATACCGTACCACCTACTGAAAGACATCGAGCATATACCTGAGAGGGCTGGGATACTGGTTGTGCAATACCAAGAAGCATGGGAGACATATACCTATAAAAGAGAAGCGTTTTACTCTTGCACACGATTCAGGGAACCGAAGATGAATAACAACCGTCAATGGACAGATGACGAGAGATTGAAATTATTACGACTGGCGGCTATGAGAACTTGGACTTTGAAAAAGCAATTACAGAAAGAGAGGAGGAAAAAATGAAGAAGCAGGATTTTATAGAAGCCTTAAAGGAAAATTTCAGCGAAGGGTTGGCTTTGATGATAAAAAAGAATAGCGACTATGCAAACCCAAAGGATTCTTTCGCAAATTTCAAAAGGAGTGAATTAGTAGGCGTGCCAGTGGAAAGAGGGATTTTGGTCAGGATTATGGATAAGATTTCTAGGATACATAATGTCTTAGATGCTACCCCGGAAGTGAAAGACGAGTCCTTAGAGCAGACAGTTATAGACACTATGAATTACTTTAATATTCTCTTAACTTATATACAACAAAAGGAGGCAAGTAATGAGTTGGCAGGAAAATAAAATACCAGACAAAATACATCGAGTACACCGCTTTTTTGAACATCTTACGGTTTGCGGAGCCGGAGTTAAGAATTCAACTATTGGTAATACGTATAAGGCAAAACATCCCTGCCGTATGTGTGAGACAGGAGCTAAAATATAATGAATGAAGACGAACAGAAATTACAATCACAGAAGATTGTTGAATTACTCAATGAAATAACATTGAGTAAGCAAGGTTTGATAGAAAAAAAGGATTTCAAAACTGCAAATCAATTAGGGCGATGCTATGAGATAATTAGTTCACTACACGTAGCGAACACCGAAGCAATTAGAGATAATAGATTGCTTACCGATCATAAACGTTTAAATTTTGCCGGACAGGCAATGCAAGCTATGATTATCCGGGAAAGCGGCGATAAAAACAAATTGCCTTTCCATTTGTATTATGAGGATATTGTAAGAAGTGCTTTTAATATAGCAGATAGTATGGTGAATTATGGCAAAGCGAATAGTGAAACCAACGGTGCAGGCGATGGCATTGGTAGCCAATCAACCAAAGATAGCGATTGAAAACCGGACAGAGCCTATGACACCCAAAGAACTCAGGATACATTTTGCCGGACACATCATTACTGGTTTAGTTTCTATACATGGAGACATTGGAGGTAGACAAGATAGGAGGTTGGCAGTAGAAGCGTTCCGGCTTGCAGATGAAATGGTGGATATTTACTTTAATACGTGATTTCCAGTACAAGGAGAGCAAATGAAAAATATTTTATTATGTCTAGTAGGTCTACCACGTAGTGGTAAAAGCACATGGGCGGGGGATATGGCCTATCGTAATGAGTTTTATCCAATAGTAAACAAGGATTCTATTCGTCTAGCTTTACATGGCAGAGCTTATGATGAAAGCAGAGAAGACGAAGTCCGCCAGATGGCAAGAGTAATGGTAACTGCTTTATTTATAGCCGGACACACACTTGTATGTTTAGATGAAACAAATATTACTTACATACATAGAGCACGCTGGTTATCCCGTAGCTGGGATGTCAGACTTAAGGTATTTGATACACCTATGGAAGAATGTATTAGAAGGGCAAAGAAGAAAGCGGAGACGGATATAATACCTGTAATAGAAAAGATGGCTGTTTTGTATGAGCCTTTAACCGAGGAAGAACAAACCCGTATATGGAAAGGTAGAATATAGTAACGTTGGCAGATCAAATTTTATCTTGTTTATTAGACATATTATATGGAAAGGTGGTAAGTAAAATGAGTAAAGTAGTTAATATAGGAGTGATTATTAGAAATGAGCAAGGTGATACTTTTCCAGTAGCATTATCACCACAGATGGTAAGTGTAATCCAGAACTTGCTTATGCAAATACCTATGATGGATTCAAAGCTAGTTGACGCCGACGGGAAAAAGCTGGCAAGTAAAACATCTATACCTATAATACCAAGGGTAATAGAGTTCGATTGGGATGAAGCTTATTCACCGATGCAGAGAGAGGATGAATTAGACCGCATGAAGAAGCTAACCGAGAAGTATGCCGCTATGACGGAAAACGAATTAACAGACGGTAAAATCGGCGAGGGAAGCAGTGATCCAGACGATAAAATAACAACGCTGCATCCAGAACGTAAAGAGGGAGCTTTTAATGATCCCGATAATCCGTTTAATCTTGAACTAGAAGCGACAGGTACGGCTAATAAAGACATGACAGAAGATGAAGTAAAACAGTCTATGGCTGAACACGATCAAAAGCTAATTGACAAAGCCAAATATCCCGATCCTATAGCACAGCAAGAAGGCGAAGAACAAGATATAATGCAACAAGACGTAATTGTTACGCCGGATGTTCTACCGTTGACAGGTACGACTAAAACTCCGAAAAACCCTGAATAATATTCCGGTACGGGGAGGCAATGAACAACTACCAGATTCTGGACAGTATGTGAAAGCTAACCCGTACCACAATATTTGGCAAAAACCAAGGAAGGACGACAAAGATGGCAAAGTTTAAATGCACGGCATGTGATACTATTGTAACTTTAGATTTACGGAAAACGAATGAAAGAAGACGGCGGGGACAGAAGAAATATAAGACTTATTGTGGCACCTTTCAGAAAGATGTATTTATGATGCGACAAAAATAGCTTACTTTAATACGTGATTTCCAGTACAAGGAGAGCGGAAATGAAAAAACGAGTAAATCATGTGGTAATACATGAATTAAAAGCTGATCCCGACCCATTTCTGGATATTTATAACGATAACAAACAGGTTGAGATAAGACTTAATGACAGAGAGTATGATGTTGCAGACTATATATTGCTAAGGCAAACACTATATAGTGCTGAGGATATGGCAAGAGATTGCGAGCTTATTTATACCGGAAGAATATTACTGCTTAAAATTATTCATGTTCAATCCGGCTACGGCCTTAAAGAAGGATATGTTGCGTTGTCTATTAGGAAATTAGATTGAAGAAAGCAAGAGCTGTATACAACGGCAAACCTAAACGTGCGCTTAAAGGCTGCAATTGTCAGTGGTGTGGGAAATGGTTAGAAAAAGGCGTGAGAAAACCAAAACAGCTATTATGCTGTAATAATGATAGCAGGGATTTAACCGCTTGCCAGAGAGAATATTACAAACAAAAACGGGCAGATATAGCAAAGACCATGCCAATACCTGACTATGGGGTGTTGATTTGCGATGTATGCCTGAGAGAGATTAAGAAGACCGCCGTCTTCCAGAAACGCTGTACTTCTGATATAACCGGGGAGTTAAGTAAATGTCAAAAAGAAGGTAATCAGCGCACAAAAAATAAAAACAGAAAGGAGTTAGCTATCGTTCCTACTAAGAAAAGATTATGTCTGAAATGTCGGGAAGATTTTGAAAGCCGGGATATTCATAACCGGATTTGCGAGGAATGCACTATTGAAAATGACAACATTGGGATGGTTTCAACATATAAAGTGAGTTTAAATATAGACGATAATTCAGAGCAAGATTGCTGCTATTGATAAGACCGTGGAGGGGAGGGGATAAGAACATGCCTCGCATCAATCCAACGCCGTGACGGGGATTGTGCGAGGCCGTTTTTTTAATGTTTGCAGATATAATAAGTAACCGCCGTTATAATTGCAAATGTAGTAGCCATTGCACACACTACAAAAATCTCTATTTGGAAATCATAAATACAATCAAGTATCTTGTTAATCATAATCAATTCCTCCATGTTTCATTTGGATAAGCCTTATTGAGATGCCAGCAATCTTTTTCTATTTTCCCGGTTTTCTTTTCTATCTCAGCGTAGTGTTCACCTTTTAATGGATAAATAATCTTACCTTTGTCTTTAACCTCTAACACCTGCACGTCTCTGTAATATTTATTCAAGTCAACAACGCTAAAAGATATTATATACTTGCCAAGCCGGAAGGTTAATGCTGTCCTAGCAAATCCTTTCCTCATTGGATAAATATTTGCGGATTGATACTGCTTGAAATTATAATACCATTTACGGCTGCCTTTCCAGTAGAATGTCCACGACCAATGCGTTACACCTTTGAAATGCCTTGAAAACTGTAACCACCGGAAGAAGAAATAATCCGTCATAACCTGCCCTCTCCATTGCCATTTAATTCTTTTCATGCTAAAGCCCTCCATATAATAGTTTGTTCTTCTAGTCCTGATAACTTATGTAAATCGGGGTCTTCTTCTCCTTCCCATTTAACAATAGCCCATTTTTGGTCAAACATTATATAACCAAAACAGTCGCCTTGTTTACCATGGGCTTCATATCCCTTTTTAATCCTGAATTTTTTTGGGGTTTCATAAGTATGTATATATGCAGCCATTATTTCCCATCCCTCCATTTAAAAAATTGTTCGGCACACTCTGGACACATTGCTTGTTTTAACTTTGTCTGCCATAAAATAGAATCACCTATAATAATCGAACAGGAACACCGACAACAACTACCTTTAAAACTACTCCTTATCCATTTTGTCAACTTCATTACTCCTTTCATAGTCTTCTAAATACATTGGATAATAGTTTGTAGCAAAGCTTAATTTTGCGTCGAGAAGCATAACGCCTCTATCATAGGCTTGACCGTATTTACAAATCGGTGTCTGTAATGTAATATACAAACCTCCTGTTTCTTTTATATTCTTTGCCTTGGAGAACTCCTTGAACTCTGTGAGAGTATACTTTGCTCCTTCTTCAAGTTGTTGAAGTCTCAAACGTTTTTCGGCCACTACTTCGGGTTCGTATTCCATGCCATCTACTTCGTCTTCTTCTTCTGCAACTGTTTCTATAAACTGTTTTCCTCCGTTCTCTGCATATAACATAAAGTAACCTCCGGCTTTGTTTTGTTCGTCTTCGGTAATACCCAGCGCATCAAAGACGGCATCGGCAATTTCGTATTTTAATACATCCGCTTTACGTTCTGGAATATTACTTGCATCTAACACATTAAAAATTACATCTTTCACTTTATCTCTATAGCTGTTCATCTTATAGTCTCCTATTAATTGTTATTGTTCGTCTGAAAAATCAGTGATATGGAAACATGATTCTATCCAACGCTCCTGTTTTGTCGTGATAAATACCCCGCCATTAAAAACCAACGCTGTATATCCGGCGGCCACGGCCTGTCTTGAAATCTTGGTAAACGTGGCACCAACAAGCCTTGTATTAAATATCTTTCTAATTCCTTTTGTATACATCATAATTTGATTTCAACCTCCTTTGCCTTGGATAACATCCTGAGAAAACTGGTAAGGCCATCACAGCCTTTTGATTTAATAAGAGTGTATAGCGCACACCTTTCATTTGATAACAGCTTCGCACTGACTTGGCAAATAGGGTTAGTCCTCTCCTTTGCCTTATCTATTATTTCCTCCATTAATATTCGCCCTCCCTGCCCTCTGGTAGCCTGCTCCATATCTTAGACATTATACTTTTTAAACACTCCATTACTTCGTAACGTATAAGCTCGATACCTGTTATTTTAGAGATTTGTTCGGTAAATCTTCTTGATATGATCTGTGGAACACTTACATCATCTGCCGATGCATATTCTCCCATTAAAGTCCTAAAACATTCGTACTCTACTATATTATCAAATCTCAACCTTACATTAATCGGCTTAAAGGCTTTATTTCTTCTTACTCTACATTTCATTTCAGACTCCTTTCTCTAATTTTTCAATGTATAATATCTGACTCAATGGTATCCAGTACTTGGCATCTGTCCCCTTGGTGAATTTTAAATCGTCGTTTATCCAAAACCCACAAACAAAGGCGTGTATACCATCCTGATCGTAGCTCACTGAATGGTGCTGACCGTCCCTACGAGTAATTTTACAAAAATTAAACACACATTTATAACTATACATAAATCCCTCCTTTCATTGCTTCACGGTTTCTTAAGGCGTGGACGGCCTGAACACTCCTGCCTAACTGTTTTGCTAACACACTGTCCGGTATGGAATGTTCCATTACTAAATACGTATCAGGCTGAGTCCAACGGCTATTGAAATTATAAGCATGTTTCCGGGCACGTTTGTTGTATCTTAATTTCTGTGCCATGTGTGTCGGAGAGTCAATGTGCTTTGGCATTACACTACTCCTTTCTTGATAGACCTGCTCTTTGGATTAATATTGCCAGCCCAATCTAACATGTATTTATCCAGCACGGTTGTAGACTCTCTGGCATCCATGCCTTCTTGTATGATCTTACTTGCGCTGTATAAAATTGCCTGAGCTTCTTTGATATCACATTCAATCGTTAGTGTTGTTTTCATCATCCTCTCCCATCCCTAAGATTTTAAAATCAATTCCTTCGGTTAATAACTTCATACTACCACCTTCAACTATAGATTGTTCTGCTACCTGCCTACGTTTAGTAAGCGGAGTCATACTCTTAAAACCATCGCCTATATTAAACCATTGTATTTGTGTTACTACTATCATTACACTACTCCTTTCTTGTGTAAAATGCTACTACAAACCATGCAATAACTTCGTTCTTCCCTCCCCCAAGTCAACGACCTGCCTTCTTCAAAATTTCTATATACTTCTCTTTCGTAATACCCGCCATAGTTAAATATAATATAAGTCTTAAGGATAAGCGGCTCACATGCTTCCAAGGCAGAATTTACTTCCTTATAAACTTTGGCTTTAGTAATATCCGCAACAAATTCCTTACCTGTCCAACCCTGTCTTTGTAAATTAATTATTAGATATTCTCCGGTCATCGCCTACTCTCCCTTCCATGTATCTCTAATGGTTTGCTTTGTTTCTTTACCTATATCTACTAATAGCCAAAATATTTCTATAAGTGCTATTAGTAAAAACACTGGTATTATTGTAATACATAAATACGTCCTACGTTTCCACGGATTTTTAATTCTTATTATAGACTTCATTCTACCATCCTTTCTTTTTTAATTGTTTAAGTATATCATTGATTATAGCTGTTATTACAAACGTATAGAATATTATCGCCAACATCATAAAGACGATGATTCCTATAAGAACCACATCTATTAATTCAATTACTACCATCCTTTCCAGTAAACTATAGCGGAGGCCGTCCCCCACAAAATTGTTGACGTGGCTATAACCCAATAAATCATCGGCATATCTACATCGGGTGCCCACTTCATATTAATCCCAGCTTTCTACCGACATCATGGCAGATATAGCAAGGATCAGGCGCCGTAGGGTCATCACGCCTCATTTTTTGCTGTGTCTTTGTATTGGCTTTGATTTTCTGCAACGTATTACCTACCCATTGCCTGACATGTTTCATTTCTGCTTTGGTTAGTTTGGCCTGCCATCTCATTACATTACCTCCGGGTTTTGGTCGTAAATAAATAGGACTTGCTTCGCTGCTTTTCATTTCTCTGTAAAAACCCAATCAATAGACTGGGCATCAACCCATACTCCTGCATATAACACCTGAAAATCTTCATCCCCATCATAGAAAGCATCAACCCAGCGATACGGCAAGGGTTTCTTATCTCCATAGTAATCCTCCCCTACTGGTACTGCTAGATTCTTTTCTATTAAGTCCGTTCTCACCCATGCTAGAGGATACTCGGTATCATACATCGACACCCAGTTAATACAATTTAAATAAGCATTGATTAAAACTGTCTCGTACGTTTTAATAGTTGTGTGCTTATGCCAGTTATCGTTCCCGATCTGGTTCTTCATACGACGACTGATATCTTTCTTCATATTATCTAAATACTCGGTCATTACATCATTTAATTTCTCTTTGTTGGTTCGCATTTTATTTCTCCTTTCCGTGTTGTTCGATCATCTGAATTAACACAACAATACTCGACAAAATCACCATTTATCAACGTGAAAAATATAGTAATACTATCATCTGCAATTTCTGCTTTAGCAACTAGAAGTAGCCAGTTCTTGTTTAAGTTATATAAATACTTTTCATTACTTGCACTGACTACTTCTCCCTCACTGTTTTTAACTAACTGTCTTGCTTCTTCATTTGTAATAGGCGTCGTAATAAATCCCATTATGAATACACCACCTTTCCATCTGAACAATTATTAAAAAGTTCTATGGTTTTCTGACGTTCGTCTTCTCTCACTCTCTCCTTTACTGCCTTGTTCAACCACTCTACGGTAAACTGCAATTCTCCGATAAGTTCTTCTTGCTCTTTGATAATCCTATAATTCCTGTCTATAATTTGTTCTTGTTTTCCTAACGCCGGAACTACTATCTCACTGATCTTGGCAGTTATACTGCTTTCTTTAATAACTGTCTCCTTCAATGAATCTCTGACAGCGTCATCTACATCATCCATTACTTTGATTATATCCATGATTTTCCTTTCTATTTTTTCGTCGGAATTCTAATTTCACAAGCCAGCTCTCTACATTTCAGACCTTTCTTACTGTCTTTCGATCCCATGTTATCTTTCATGCTTGCGAAGACACACATAAGACCGGAAGAAGAAAACGACGGACACTTGAACATGATTAACATATCCATATCCATTTCAACTATATTATCACTATTTACCATTACTATCTCCTTCCTTAACAATATCATTGTCTTCTGCTAATTCTACTGACTCTAAATGAATCGGCGGCCAAAGAATGCCATTAATTATTTCCTGTGCTATATCCTCGGCATGATCCAAGCTATTGGCTTCTATTCTACATGATTGTAGGTTTACGATATACTGCATTATTATTTTCTCCTATAAAAGATTTACTTCCCAATTAAACGCTTAAGCAATGACAGCCGATTTTTTAATGCACTGACTTGTGTTTCTATTTCTCTGGCTTCCTGACTGGCATCAACCATTTCTTTATGTGTGTATAACGACAACGGCATAAAGTTACATGCTCTATCATTGCTTGGATTTCCTTTATTCTTCCAGAGATAAACTGTTTTTCTATAATACTCACAGGGTTGGCTTTGTGCTGGATAACTGTCTGTTACTTCCAATATTATATCATACTGATCCGACCAGACATACGCCCTTCTACGAATCTGACCGAGGTCTTTCCTGCTATCTATAATAGCCTGTAAGCGTTCTTTGTCTTTTACGTACAACTGATACGAATTAGTGAGCTTGAAGCCCTCAGCGAGGCTGTTAAGTAGCTCCGGCACTATGTTATTTATAAACTCATGAACTCTATTAATACAATCACAGCGATTATGTAATACATTCATCTTCTGCTCCTGTTAAGATTAAAAAGATATTATAAAGCAGTATTCATAACATTGCTTGAAATACTCTGCTTCATCTCGGTCATTTGTCTTAATACTAGCCACTACTTCCGTAGGATTACCATCGGCGTCATTGACAATCGCTTCGTATTTATATCTATACCTGACCGTCTTCATCAACATCTTCTGCTCCTATTAAGATTAAAAATTTAAAATAACCATGTTATCACTCACCCAACACAGGCAAGTGATAACTGGATATTCTATTCTTTTGACATTTCACTTCCTCCTTAAAAAGGTTGAAGGCAATGGTTGTAATGTCACATTTTAATCACCTTCCTTTCTTTGCTTGTAATTTAATCACTTCAAGTATACTTCAATTATCGGCAACTGTCAATAAAACTTTAATTAATAATAAATCTGATAATAAGACTGTAAGCTATTACTACGGCTACTGTTATGTATTTGGCACGGGACTTGCGTCTGAAATACATGACCGCTGTTTTTGACGGATACGGCAACGCCGAGAAAAGGCTTGACATTAATATTAATAAATGTATAATAACAGACAGGTTGATTTTTAAATAAAAAGAATACAGAGAAGGAGATAGGATTTGGCAGACGAAAAAAAACACGGCTGGTTTACGCTGTCACGTAGCTTACTACATAATAAATTATGGCTGTCTGATAGATTCACAAAAGGTCAGGCTTGGATAGATTTGATCGGGCTGGCTATGTTTAGAAAAGGTGAAATCAACGTCCGAGGAAGTCAGGTTGCTATTGAAAGAGGACAGGTTGGATACAGCCAAGAAGAACTTGGAAGACGTTGGAAGTGGTCTAGGAATAAAGTCAAAAGATTTCTAAACTACCTCGAAAACGAACATCAAATCGAACAGCATAACGAACATGTCAATAAATACCTAAAGACTGTGATAACAATAACTAACTACGACCACTATCAAGAAGGCGAACATCTCGAAACACAACTAAACACACGGCAGACAGACGGCAGACAGACGGCAGACGATACAGTATATAACAAAGAAGACAATGAAGACAAAGAAAACAAGGTTATTAATGCCCCTAAATCCTCTTCGAGGAAAAGGCAAAAGCCAAAGCCAGTCCAAGACAATCCTCCGAGCTTCAAAGAAACATTGGCATATTGTGATGAACAAGACTTCTTTCCTGAATTTATCAACCCAAAGGAATTATGGGATTTCTACTTTCTGGATAAAGAAGAATCACAGCGATGGACGTACAAAGACGGCAAGCCTGTGATGAACTGGAAAAGCTTGTACCGCAACATTCATAACAGCAATAAAAAGCTAAACAAAGTAGTAGGGCTGACCAATACCTCTAATATAAGAGACGGCAGTAATTCACTTACCGCATTACAAGACGGCACTAGAGCAGTTCCCATACATTTACAGCCAAAGCGAGTAGGCCATCCAGACGACCCGATCCAGAGGAATGAGGATTTCGCTCCGGTTGAGCAAGTAGTTTTCGCCGATGACGACAGTGTTTATGTTCGCCGAGGCCAGAAATGGTTTGACGCAGTTGACAATCTAGTCCATCCGACCCTATACGGCAATGAAGGACATTCGCAGTATAACTGCATAAAGCGTGTAGGAGCCAATACTTAAATATAATATTGATTGTAAGGCATCGTGTTTCACAACGTATATTTGCATATAACCACCGATCCAATAAGCTGAGGATTGATTGAGTGAGGCCGATTTATAATAAAGCGTGGAAAAACCTTAAGGAAAGCATAAATGGTATTTGAAAAAGGGAATACATTAGGTAAGACTGGAAGACCCAAAGGAGCGAAGAACCGCATCACAAACGACGTAAGACAAGTGTTTCATAGGGTTTACGACGAAATGGGAGCGCATGTTGTAGACGAAAAGACCAAGAAACCGCTATCTGGCCATCAAGCTATGTTAGAATGGGCAAGGGACAATCCGACCGAGTTTTACAGGCTTTACGGCAAGATGATTCCGGCAACTGCCGAGCTTCCGGCTGATTTACATGAGGATTTCATTGATGAACTGGTCTTTGAGGATGAACTGCCAAAACTGGTAGATGCCAAGGATGTGACCGATATGGGGAAAGAAGGCCAGAAACAGCTAACAGATGGGGAGACATCACCGAAACAAGAGGCTAAGAACCCTGATAACGCCCCATCTAAGACCGAACCAGACTACATGCCCTAAGTGCTTAGTGTGTAATAGATTACGCAAACCGTCCGATAAGAATTGTTATGTTATTTTGATAGTCAATGACTACCTTGTGCTGATCTGGCCTCTTTGACTGGATTCATCGGAGGATGACTGGATGAAACAAGGAGTCCCATTTGTTTACGACCATCGGAAGCCGTACACCCCTCATTACGGAAAACCATGGGTCTCGGCCGCTTCAACTACTTTTAGGAAGACATCGTAAAAGGATACATTTTTTCAGATTTTTTTAAATTTTTCAGTTTTTTGGAGAGCGATCATGGATGTACCACCTACCAGTAAATGTTGGTTTTGCCAGAAGCCAGTCGCCCATAATCCTGTCAGCGACAGACAGTATAAAGTGTTTTGTAGTCAGGATTGTATGGAGAAAGAACAGGTTTTCATTAGCAAAATGAGCAAATGTCAGAAAAGGAAATAAAGCAATGATAAAAATGAAACATAAATTAATATTTGAACCTGTATTCAGAACCGAGACCTTGTTTTATTCGTGTAAAGACGGCAAGTATGCGTTAGCTCACGCCAAGAAAAAATATAACTGCAACATTAAAGATGGCGTGTTCGATGGCTATAATGGAATATGCGTTGGGCTTATATGTAAGGAAACAAAAGCAGACGCTTGGATGATATGGGTATCCAGTCATCCGGATTGGAAGACAATGTCGCATGAAGCCTCCCATCTTGTGTTTAGAATATTAGATAGCCGGGGTGTGAAGTATAGCAGTGGCAACGATGAAACATGGTGTTATCTGCATGAGTATTTTGAGAAGGTATTCTGGAATGTAATGTGTAGAAAATAGGGGTATAGTGTAGCGGCCAGCACAATAGGTTTTGAGCCTATTAGCCTTGGTTCGAGTCCAAGTATCCCTTTATTAAATTATACCACGGTAGCATAATTGGTAATGCACCGCACTGTTAATGCGGCAAATGCAGGTTCGAGTCCTGCCTGTGGTGCCATATAACATGGAAGGTACGGCAATGGTGTCAAGCGGCTTTGAATACCGTGGCGTGTGATAAGCGTACAGGGTTCGATTCCTTGGCCTTCCGCCATCGAACCCCGGAGGATGCAATGATAGATATAATAGCAGGTCTGATTGAAGTAATAGCAATCGTTGTTGTTGGAAATAAAAACAGGTGGGGTTGGATGATTGGCTTTGTATGCTGTGTGCTATGGACTATATACGTATTAATCAATCAGACAGCGTATGGAATATTAATTCCTACCATACCTTGTATGATTATGAATATTTATTATTTTATAAAATGGAGTAAGACATGATTATTCAAACAGGTAGTGCAATATTAAAGAAGACCGAAGACGGAAAATCGTATTGGCACACATATGATGAATTTGAAAAAGAAGGATGTGATCTTGAAGTTGGTCAAGAAGTGGAGTTTAATCCGTTCGCTTTTACAGAGGGCACAGAAATTAAAATCTTTGAAAATATTGAGGGATAGCAATGAAATTACAATGTACGTTTTGTAAGTCAACTGACCCGGATATGATACCATTTAGAATGGACGATAAAGTGTTTTGCAGTGCCACTTGTCTTAACCGCCATCGAAGTATGGTAGTAATGCATAAGCATAAAGGATTTTTAGCTTGCATATTCCACGGAATTATGGTAATTAACAAGTGTATACACAAACTAATTAAATATTTTCAATCTTTTTCTAGGAGGTAGTAAGGTGTATAAATACCGCAAGCCCCGCCAGTCTTTTTGTGTGGATTTTCTATTTGTAGTCGTCTTCGGAGCTATTACCGTATTTAGTCTAATAGTCTTAATCCTCGGTCTCACTGGGATTAAGACAACGTGGTAATTCTAACTTTTTTCTAGGAGGTAGTAATGTTTAAATTTTTACAGAAAATTGAGCATACAGCGATTATGGCCTTAGCAATAATCACTATAGTAGCTGGCAGTATTTACGCAGGCGGTGGTCAGCGTGCATGGCAGGGTAGCTCAGGCCAGCCAGAATCATTTCTTGTTGAAGTGGCAAAAGGCAATATTCCCGGTCATAGTATTATACATAAGTTCGGGCATGGAAACGTAGGTACAACATTTGTTCCTATATGTAATGCTCTTGTTTATCAAACCCCGACCACTGCAATAGCCTTAGAAGTCGTTAGTTCTGACGCAGATGATACCAGTGCCGGAGCAGGAGCTAGAACCGTGTTTATAGAAGGTCTTGCCCTAGACGGTTCTATAGTAACTCAGACAGTGGCGTTGAACGGTCTTACGGCAGTGCCTATACCAACTAATCTCTGGCGGTTATATCGCTGGGGAGTACTGACATCCGGTGTATACGCAACTACTGGCACAGGTAGCCATCAAGGAGTATTAACTATTAGGGTGGCAAGCGCAGGTGCAACATGGAGCACTATAAGTATAACTGGATATCCTCATGGTCAGTCAGAAATAGGATGGTATACAGTGCCGGGTGGATATACCGCTTATATATTAACTCAAATAGTAAAGGTCGATAGTACTAAATCAGTAGATATAATGTTTGTTAAAAGAAATAATGCAGACACCGTAGCCGCACCGTTTTCTGCAATGACGATGGTAGAAGAATTTATAGGTGTAGCTGGCAGTGGTTCCGGTCTTAGTCCAGATGCTCCTGTAAGCGGTTTCGGAGCTTTTACAGATATCGGCTGGCTTGGTAAGGTTACGTCCAGTACAGGTGATGTAAGTGTTGATTTTGAAATACTTTTAATTAAAAACGGTTATTAATCTAAAGGAGACGGGCGAATGAATTTAGAAAATATTTTTATAACAGAATTTGATAGCAGTAAAGCTATTACATACCCGGAATCAGAGACAAAAGGCAGTTTAGACCGCCAACCCTGTGATTTAATGTCCGATGATTACAACTTCAATCATGGCATAGGCAAGCACGCAAACTTCCGTATTCACCACGTAGAGACGCTTCAACCTGTAATATACTACCTTAGAGGTCTTATAGACCATGAAACCAACAAAGGCACGCTGATAAAGCGGTATGTGTTTTCTGCAAGAATAAATCTTAACAATTTCGGCCATGATGATTTCTTGGAATTATTAGATAAAGTTATTGACAAAATCAAAGCTATGTGATATCCTTAGCTTTTCATCCGGCTTTAGAAAGGAGACAGTTATGATTGCAAGCAATGAACTAGATTATAAAAGGTTCAACCCCACAAAGGGTAAGGTAATACATGCGAGAAGGATAAAGCTGGTTCAGTCTGGTATTGACCCGGAAGAAAGCTTCAACATGTTTCGAGGCGGATTACTGGTAACGGCGTGTATGTTGGTCGTCATCGGTGTTATTTGCTGGGTGCTGTTATGATAGAATCTAACGCCCACAAATACGGCAAGATGCAACGGGAGATGCTTCGGCAAAAACTGCCATTGATGCCACTACCGCCCATTCGTGGATATGGTCTTGTGGTTGAATCAAATCCATCTCCACAAAACTATATACATTCTCTAATAGAAGGACTTGCTGATAAAATGGTTCATGCTCCCGGCGGTGGAATATTAAAAACATGGATGAATGGTGATGAAATTAAAACTAGGCAAATACCACTAGGTAAGTTTTATATTACATCCGACAGCCATCCAAAGTCTGACGTGGATAATGATGATTGGAAGATTTCTAAAGAAAATGGTGAGGTAAACCAAGAAGATACCCGGCTAAAATTTGTTAATGGAGTATATGAATGAGATTTACTTATCTGGCTTGTGAAGAACATAAAAAAAAACATCCCACGACGTGTGCCTTCACAATAAACAAAAACACGGTTTCTTGTACAGCCATGAGTAAATGCGGTATAAGAATTTTAAGGAAGAACAAAGGGAGAAGATAGTGAAATATATTTATACAGTAGAAGACTGTCCATATTGCAAAGCCCTTAAAAATAAATATAAAGCAGATAATATTGTCTATGTCGAGCGCAAAATTGAGAGGCTGGCTAATGACCCACGAATTTTCGATGGAATAGACAAAGCCGCCTTTGCTGTGTTTGGCAAAAGCCAGACGTTTCCCGTGGAGGTAGAAGATGAATAGACGTGGTTTTATAAAAATGTCTATAGCAGTACTAGCGACAGGTATAATTGCGGTTTTACCTGTAAAAGCCATTGCAGAGAAGCTTTCCGGTGTACAGCCTTCTCCCGGAAGACGCCCTTTATTCAGCCGCCAAATAATTTGTAGGGATTACCTGAATATGCCAGTTATTGAGGATTACGTTCCCGGTAAACCTATAAGGTCTCTAGATTTAATTTCTGAACAGGATTGCAGTAAATGCAATTTTGAACAGTCATGTACTTGTAGTGGTACAAGATTCAACAAGCGTCCTGATCCAAATAAACCACGTACGTATTTCCCGGAATTATTTAGTAGTGAATACCAAAATGAATTTGTCAGATAAAAGGAGAAAAAGTTATGCCAGAAGTAGTTAAAAATACAGTAATAGGAATAAAGCGTATGGGAGTTATTCTTTGGTGTGTTGCCGCAATAGTCGGAGTTACATATCTATCTAAGCCCGGAACTGGCGAAATACCAATGCCTGTAATTATAACCGCAATGACATTGATAGCCGCTATGGGTGGTGTCGATGTATGGAAGCAAGGGAAGGCAGGTAGCCAATGAAAACAATAATCGTAACTATACACGGACAAGAAAGCTATGGCCTGAAATTAAAAAAACTCTCGGAGAGATTATCAGAAGACATACATGGCGATGTAGAGTTTATCAATCTTAGATATACAAGACTACATACACTAGTCAATACATTGCCATGGGTAAGAACTATGACTGCTAAGTATATTGCCGCCCGTTTAGATACCATCGACAGCGATAACCCCGGAGCAACGATCATAGTTATAGCTCACAGTAATGGTACCAGAGCTATCAGGAAAGCAATGGACATGAGATATAACAATCTCAAGAATTGGCCGAAGTTTAGAGTCGATGGTCTTATTTTGCTGGGGTGTGTGATCAAGCGTAATTATGATTGGAGTAACAATCCCCATACAAAGGTGATTAACTTTGTAAGCAATAATGATAAAGTTGTCTGGCTGGCAAGATTTTACGGTATGGGTAGTGCTGGTAGATTTGGATTTAAACCACAACCAGCTAATCTAAAAGAAATCTTTGTTCGTTGGGGGCATAGTGGTTTCATGCGGAGATATCACACAATAAGGGTTTCAGTGAAGTATTTAATGTCGGATGAAATTTCAAAATTCTGATATAACAAACATCTTGCATAATCTGCTTTTAATGTATAAAATAATTTTAATGTCTTTATAGATCAAGGAGCACGAAATATGAATAAAATTAAACCTCACACCGGAATAATGAGTTTGTTTTTAATTGCATTACTAATTTCCGTAATGATAGTTCCCGGCGGTTGTAGTTCAATCCCAAAGCAAACACAAATAGTAATTACTTATCAATCCATGGGTATAGCCTTAGAAGAAGCTAAACCAGCTATTCTGGCTTTATGTGCAAGCGGTGTACTTAATGAAACTGATTGTGCCGAAGCAAAGGCCGCCTACAACCAAGCAGTAACGATATATAAAACTTTAGGAACTATGTCAAATATAGCCATAGACACCGATGATGACACAGGTTTTCGCAGTCTTGCTTTAAAACTGCAATCAATGCTTGTAGTTATTAATAAGTTTTTAGTTACTCAATAGAAAGCATATAATGTCAATTGCAATAATAATTCCACTAATAGGACAATTACTCTCACTGTCTCTCCGCCTTGCCGAGGTAATAGAAAAAAGCAAGGGAATAGACCCAAAAGACAAAGAAGCTTTAAAAGCATTAATCAGTAAAGCAAGGGATGGTGTAACTTATATAGATGAACCAGACAAGGAAGGTCTTTGAAATGTTATGGCGTAAAACAAGAGACGTAGTAGTAGAGACCTATACGCTTGTTAAAAAAGTAGACACCGATTTTGGTAAACATGAGAAAAAGCAAGATAAGCAAGTAGGAGAACTACATAAACTTATAAAGGACTGTAAGGTAAGTTGCCCGGAGAAAGATAATTTCCTCCGGTATACTTCTACCCAAAACGGCACTCTGCTTAGAATGGAAAAGAAGTACGATAACTTTTTCCGAGAGCATAACGCCCTAATTACCAAGACTGAAAGTAAATTATCCCGGAAGGTTTTAGACACAAACCTAGAAGTTGCTATGGTTAAAGAATCCGTTAATGATATAAAAAAAAGTAAGAAATGCCGTAAGGAAATTATAGCGGAATGGCTTAAATATATTGCAATAACATGTGTTTTAATAGGCACGCTAGTTGGAGTTTTGAGATATCAAGAGTCTGTTAAAAAGGTACAGACAGTAAATATTGAGAAAATGTTAGAACAAATATTAAGAAAATAGTTGACAAGTCTATACAGAGATGATACATAGTATATAATATGTTTCTTACAACAATGTATTTATTGGCGTTTTTCATATTCAAGTGGAGCTTTATGTCTTTACTAATTACCCATAACGAAGAAAAACGTATTAAAAGTTTATATGGTATAACTAAATAAGGAAGCGTCTTAATAAAGTTTTCGGGCATTTATTTAATTAAAGGGGTAATATGAAGATTAAATGGGGTAATAAAAACGATTCATTAACCATTACGGCAGATAATAGCTATGATAAACTGTTTTTAAGTATAATAGAAAAACAAGTTTGTGACCGGGGAGTATATGTAATTTCAATTCAAAGCAGACTTTCAGACGCACAAAAGAAAATGCACGAAAAATGTAATAAAGTAGTAGAGCTTGAAACATTATTAAAAGAACGTTCCTTAAGAGGCAGAATATATAAGCTTCTTGGCTTAGGCGATTGGAACTGGTAATATAACAATTTTAATTTAAAGAAAGGTGGATTGGTATGGAGCAAGTAAAAGAAGCGATTAAATTTTTGGCAGAAAAACTCAATGAAAATCTCACGGCAGACGAGGCACTTAAGTATTCACAGGCAGCGTTAAACCTAGCAAATTGCGAGGCTGTTACGAAAAATTCAAAACTAGGCAATCAGTAAAATGAAGTTTTAACAATTCAATAGGCATCTCTGCGGCGGCAGAGGATTCCACAATATAAAGGCAAGCCGGACAGGGCTGTTTCCCCTGTGGCTTGCCTTTTTTATTGCCTTGTTCAACTTTTATGAACAATGAGTTTTTATGAACAATAATGGATGCTTTCGGATTTATCAAGATGATAGGAATGTGGCCACGCACAGAACCGCCTTCGTTGTGGTGGAGCACAGAAAGGCCGGGGCAGATAGCCACTAACTCAGAACTACATAGGTGGTTCAAGAAAGGCTCTATAATAATAAACTACCGCCGGGCATGGTCAAAAATGAAAATTACAGGAGATGTTTATAGTATAGTGATTCATCCAAAAAGTAAGAAGAATAAAATTACAGTGAGATAATTATGGTAGAAATATTAGAAATAACAGACGAAGAACTTGGAGTAGTTGAAGAAGTTATGGATATGAAGCGTAAGGCCGTTAGAACCCGCCTTGCACATGATTATCTTTATTACGCTCCCCGGTGCCATAAAATAGTAAATAAGGCCGGGCAACTTATACCATTCAAGTTAAATGAATCCCAACTATACGTCCACGGCCTCCTACAAAAGGAGTTAGACCGCAAAGGGTACATAAGGGCTATTATGCTTAAGTGTAGACAGTGGGGCGGTTCTACCCTTGTAGAATCATGGCTTGATCATAAAATCAGTTATCGTAAAGGAAAACGAGCGGTTATTATGACAGAGGCAGATTTAAGCCGGGATAATTTATTTAATATGGTGAAGACGTTCCATGAGAATAAACCCAAACAAGTAAAGCCACAAACAAGGGCTAGTAACGAAAAAGCGTTGATATTCGACACCCCAAAGGGTAGTCCTGTAAAAGGATTAGGAAGCAGATATGATGTTAAAACTTGTGAGTCTAAAGGTGGCTTAGGTATTACTACTCATTACATACATTTATCCGAATATGCTTTCTTTAAAGATTCCGCCCTGAATACCGTAGCTGGCCTTTTAGAAAGTGTGCCCTCAGAACACCCGGCTATTCTTGGAACGCAAATTATAATAGAAAGCACAGCAAATGGAGTTGGCGGTATTTTTTACAACACATGGAAGGAATCAGAAAAGCAAGAGGCAATGAATAAACACCCCGAATATCTCAGGATATTTATTCCTTGGTTCTATCACACCGCATATTGTAAGGCTATTACAAATGAACAACGACAGGAAATTAAGGATACATTAGACGATGACGAGAAATTTCTACTTAAACAGGAGCTTCCAAGCGGCGCAATGGTCTCATACGAACAATTGGCTTGGAGACGATGGAAGATCAGCACGATGTCGGCACCAATGGGATACACGAAAGAAGAATACTTTCGGCAGTGGTATCCTGCAACGGCAGAAGAAGCCTTTATATATTCCGGGAAAACCGTATTTTCTGTATCAGACCTTCGAAATGCTCAAGAGGATGTATTTGAGCCTCAGTACGTGGGGGATTTCGATATGCATAAAGGCAGATTTGAAGCTAACGCAAAAGGTATGGTTAAGATATGGGAAAAGCCAATCCCCGGTGTTAAGTATGTAATCGGAGCCGATGTAGCAGAGGGATTAATACAGGGTGACTTTACATGCTGTGATGTTCTTAAGTTGCCTTACGGTGAACAGGTAGCGCAAATACACGGTAAGATAGACCCGGATACCTTTGGTGAAATATTGAATTTTATTGGGAGATATTACAATAAAGCATTAATGGGAGTAGAGGCTAATAATCACGGCCTAACAACTTTAACTACTCTTAAAAGATTGAATTATTCCAATCTATATCAGAGAGAGAAACTTGACAGTATTGGTGATGGTAAAAAAGCAAAACAAGCCGGATGGCTCACCACAAAAAAATCTAAATATAAGATTATAGACGGTTTAAGAAGTGCGCTCCGGGATGGAGAGAGTGGTGTAAATTGTTCTGAAAGCCTGAAAGAAATGGGTGAATTTACTATTCACGAAGGCGATAACGGTAGCTGTACTTACGGAGCAAAGTTAGGATGTTTTGATGATCGTGTTATTAGTTTAGCAATTGCCCTTGAAATGTTATACACAGTTCCTAAAATGAGAGATAAAAGGGATGCAGCTATAGCTAAGAAGAAAAAGGCTTCTGGTTGGAAGCCTAATTATGAATCCGAAGAAACGGTGACAGCAAGGAGAAAGAACGAATATGCCGCAAATTAAGGAAAAAGAAAAGGGTACACCTACAATAGAGATTAAAGATGAATCTGAAATATATGCTTTAGGAGCTAGATTATATAAAAGATTTATTTGTTGGAAAGATAAAAAGCGCAAGATAGAAGAACAATGGCTGAAAAATTTAAGAGCGTATAATAGCGTATATGATGCAGAGACTAGAGCAGGGTTCGACCCGAATGGAAGTTCGCAATACATAGGTAT